TTATATGATGCGTTTCTATACACTAATACCTATTGTATTATGATTTTGGGTTAGTCTCAAGCAAATACTTTCGATCTGGTGAACCAAACGGGGTAAAATATGCTTCATGATGCTTCATGAGATTTTTTTCATCTTCGAGCCAGAAATTATCGGCATATGCACGAGATTTTTTACAATAATCAGCGTATACAGTTTGATTTTTTGTCGCTGTTTTAATGCAGTCGACAAATTCATCTGGCGTTGAGTATTTTAATAGGGCATCTTTGTATGTAACCATATCAGGGCATATACAAGGGATACCTAGAGCTCCGGCTTCTAAAAGTTTAATATTCGATTTTGCTCTATTAAAATTATTATCTTGTAATGCAGCAAAAGTTAACTGTGTGCCAGATTCTGCTATAGAACGAGGGAAGTCCGGTAACGGTGTCCACTCTTTAAAAATAATTTCACCTCTATCAATAAACGGCTTTAAAGGTAGTGGGTAACATCCATAAAACTGGTATTTAAAGTCTTTACGAGATTTAATAATACCGGGAAGTACTTTGGTAAAATCATCATTTTGATTAGCACGATTAGTTACATCAACATGTGTACCAGATGCAAAAATAGATACGACAGGTTTCTTTTTATTCTTTTCAAAGTTCTTAACTAAATCTCCGAGATTGTAATAACGATCAAACCACCATTTTAACAAATAATTAGGTATAACAGTTGTTTTTTTAGTACCCATTTTTTCGTTAAAATAATCTCTCATAAAGTCACAGGTAACTGTAACCTCATCGCACATTTCTAAAATCTCTAAAATTGAATTACGTATTTCGTCGTTAGTAAAAGCATCTTTATTGCGATTAAAATCAGGAATGTCTTCTCTAAAAACAATATCATCAATTTCGTAAATAATTTTAAAACCAATCTGTTTCGATAGCTCTTTTAAGAATTTAACAAAATCTCTTTGTATGGGAGTTGCCTGACGTTGTATTTTTACAGCCTTAACTCCAGCATAAAATCTCGGATCTAATACCATTGTTGTAAGTTCGAGCATTACGGCTTTTTGATAAAGATTGAGCATTAAATTGGGAGCCATACAACGATACCAAGAACAGCCACCATAATCAGCCAAATAGTTGACAGCTCGGGGTAACCCTTGACCGGGTATTTCAGGTGGCGGTAATGGGGTACCTGCTCGTATTGGTAGCACCTGTGTTGTGGACGGAATAAAAGGTGGTAGACCGATAGGGGCACCCATAAGATGAGAAATACCGGACTGTTGTACTATATATTGAGACATAAAGTTATGTTAATAAATATGTAAAATTATTACGCTTTTCCAGAAAAACTGTATTATCTATTTTTTCTGTTATTGTAGTGCCTCGATGTGTAATAATATAGCAATTTTCTTTATGCTTTAAAGCTCTTTCCCGTAACACATCTAAAACTAATTCTACGCCTTTATCATCAAGAGATGAGTCTAAAAGTTCATCATAAAAAATAGTTGAAAAGTGTACATCGCCTTGCATTCTACGTATATCTAAGAAAGAAAAAAGACAAGCTAAATCTATTCTTTTACGTTCGCCACCCGAGAAGTTAAAATATGATTTATGTTCGCCTTTTTCGTCAGTAATTTGTTCGTCAAAAAATTCATCAAACTGACACAGGCAGTTAGCATGTAGTTTTTCAAGGTAGTATGCCATTCTGCCATTAAGAACAGCTAAAATTTTCTTAACAATATACGACTTAACACCCTCTTCAGACACTACAAACTTAACGCATTCAAGAACATTACAGTCGTGATCGAGCTTTTCTAAATCTGCTTTTCCGGTTTTAAGTTTTTCTTCTAAATCTTTAACAACATTTTCTAATGCTTCATTAGTTTGTTTTTTGACATCTTCAATCTCTTTTAAGAGTTCTTGAATTGATTCGTTAATAAGACCGATTTTAGTTTCAGTATTCTTATTGTTGTTTAGAACATCTCTAACAACATTTTTCTTATCTTGTAGATCTTTAATCTCTTTTTCTTTTTTAGTTTGATCTGTATTAACCTTGTCAAGTGCTTTTTGAGCTGTAGCAAGCTCTTTGTTAAGATCTTTTAACTTACTATTAAGTTCTTTTTTATTAGACTCTTTATGTTTGAGATCGTCATCAGAGTACGCTCTTTTACAGGTTGTACAAATAGCACCAACCTTTTCAATCTCTTTTAACTGATCTTCAATATGACTAATTTTACTCTTAACGTCTGCTAAGATTTGATAAGCATTTTTGTATTGTTTTTGTAATTCTTGTAATTCTTCATTACATTGCTGAATTTTAACGTCAAGTTTTTCTAAAACATCATTAGGTAGTTGTTTAATATCTTTTTTAAGCTCTTCAATTTTAGCCTTACTTTCGTCAATGCGTTTAGTAAGAGTTTCAATCTTCTGTCTTTTAGTTTCTTCAAAAGCATCAAGCTGCTCTTTATTAAACTTGTACCCTTTTTCAATACCTTCTACTTTTGCAAAAAGTACTTCATAATCCTTTTTAAGAATATTATGTTCTTCTCTTGCTTTTGAAAGCATTTCAGAAAAGATTTCAAGGCTCAGAATACTTTCAATAAATTTACGCTTATCAATTTTAGACTGTGCCATAAAAGGTACAGTATTATTGATTGTCATGATGACAGAATTTTGAAAAATCTTGCCATTAGACATAATAAGTTTTTGAATATACTCATTTGTCTTAGCCATTGTAGAACGAGTTACATCTTCACCGTTCTTTGTCATATGACATTTTGTAGGATTAATCGTTCTTGTGATGCGATATTGAGACAAACCGTTTCCGTTTTCAATATCAATATCAAGAACAATCTCGCACTTCTTTTTTGTAAATGAGTTAACTATAAGATCTTTTGAAAGCTCTCTAATTGTTGTTCCGAACAAAGCAAAGTATAGGGCATCGGCAATTGTTGACTTCCCTACTCCATTTTTGGAGTCTTCCTTATCGTAATTGATTCCGGTTATAACATTAACTCCAGATTGGAAATTAACTGTTACAGGGGTTTCTCCGACAGAGAGAAAGTTCTTGATCGTAAGAGATTTAAAATTTACTAACCGCACTTTTTATAGTATAAATGAAATAGTTACGATATCAAATGTCTAAATACATTTTCTATACCTTTTTTAACACCAATATAATCTAAGAGCGGGGTATATGTTCCGCTATAATCTAAACCAATTGTATCTTTTTCTATGTTTATTTCACATTTATGTGTATCTAAGCTATTAATAAATGAAGCAACTTCTAATAAAGTATATGTTTTCTCATATGTGCAATCTATAGTTTGAGGGAGTGTTGATGTTTTAATGTAATATTCTACAAGTTTTATTAGATCTGGCATATAAAAAAAGTCCATCTTTTTATTCTCGTGTACTATTAAAGGCTGTTTATTAATATACCGTCTAATGTTTGCTTTTATGAACCGGGTATCCCATTCATTTTGATCAAACACAGCAAAAATTCTAATATTAAAAAAGTTTTCGATCTCTGAAATTGAATCGCAAATAATTTTTTTGCTTAACCCATACGGGGTATTTGTAGCTGTTATTTCAGCTCCTGAGCCAAAATTTATAAGTTTTCTATAATGATCTTTATGCTGCAGCAAATTGTAATACATTAATAAATTTGCATCCATTTCTTTATATGAGTCCTGCTTTAAGCGATTACCCCCTGTAACAGCACAGTGTATAACTACATCGAAATATTTGTCTTTTAAAAATTGATTCATTAATCGAAAGTTAGTCATATCGAAAGACATACGATTAACTGTAGTTATTTCATAGTTGGTGTTTAGGCTGTTGTATAGACTTTTAGCAACATAACCATTACCACCTGTTAATAATATTTTCATAGATTAATTGGTGTATCCCCAATCAGCTAAAATAAATTGTATATTATTTTCATTTGCTGCGCAACTATCTTCGTGTCTATCTCCAACATAAACAGCTTCTTCTACATTTATCTTAAAATCTAAAACTAGCTTGGCTATTAGTTCTTTTTTAGTAAAGACTAAAGGTGGAAGCATATCGGGTGTATATATTTTTTTAAAAAATTTTTCTACTTTAAGTCTTTTTAAAATTTTTTGTGTTGGGTTAAATCTTTTGTTAGTAACTATAAAAATATTGTGTTTATTTTGTTTAAGCGTTTTTAAAATTTGTAAAATTCCTGGATATAGTTTACAATTTTTATATCCAGTAGTATCGTAATATGTTGTGAACGTTTTTATGATTGGATCAATAATTTTTGTATTTTGGGTATTTAAAATATATTGAAATGTAGTCTTAAGTGGTGGACCGATTAAAGTTGTTTGTAGAGGGTAAGCTAGCTTTTTTTTATGTTTGTTTAAAGCTTTTTCAATGCTATTTAAAATACCAGGTGCTGAATCAATAAGCGTGCCATCAAGGTCAAAAATGACATTTTTATGTATAATTTTATTGAGCATTTAATTTTTTAAGAAGCAACAAGCGCTATGCCCTGAAGATTGAATAATTCTTTTAAAAATATTTTCTTTTTGAAAAAAGATACCGTCTATTTCAAAGTAAGCACTTAGCTCATTTTTATTAATATTTTCTAAGAGAGATGCCCGATTAGGTTGCATATTATAATTACATCTTGCTTGAAATTCGGGGCTTGGGATTAAAAAGTATATTCCTTTTACAGAGGTATTTTTTAATAGTTCACTAGCTAACTTAAGAGTAGTACCTGTAAAGATAGCTTCATCTACAATACCTATAACTTTACCGTTTATTAGGTCTTCAACAACACCAAGTTTATTTTCAATAAATTTTTTTCTTTTTTCGCTATTTTCAATATCAAAGCTTCTTCCAACTTCAGTTTTTTTATAAAAAGCTTCTAAATAGGTTTTATTTAAACTATAAGCTAACCCCTGAGCGTAATATTTACCTGTTTCTGGAATTGGTACAATAGCGTCTATTTTTTTTATTACTGATAAAGGAATACTCTTTTTAAGGGCTACACCGAGTTCGAATCTCCAATTAGCAACACTTTTATCATTTACTATTTCATAAGGCTTGTTTCTATATATAAGATTCAATGCACATTTAGATTGACTTATAGCGTACTCGTATTTGTTTTTAGGCTTACTACACTCTTCAATAAAAGATGATAAGGTAGTTTGTATATTAGTTGCATAGTTGGTCTTACCGGTTTTATGTAGGCTCGAAATAAAATGATTAATAATATTATCTGCTAAGTCTAAAGAAAAATTATTTAAATTTTCTTTTGCACAAAAGCTTATATTGTTATGTATAATCTCTAGAGGGTTTGTCTGTAAGTTAGAATTAACGTAAGTATAATAAGAAGAAAATTCGTAAATTAAATCTTTTTTACTATCAAGTATTTTTTTAATCTCTAATAAACAGGTATGATACCATCTTTTATTGGACATATTGCTCAATACATTTACGTTAGTTTCTTTTTCATGAACAAATAGGGGCGCTGTTATTGAAATGAATATTATTTTGACGTTTAATTGTTTTTTTATTAGTTTGAGCAGATTTTTAAAAACTAAAAAATCTTCTTTAGAAAGCATTAATAATATTTCGCTTGTAAAAATTAAAGTATCAGAATTATAGTAGTTTAATAAACCTTTAATTCTTTCAAAGGTATCAAGATATATTTTCGGAGAGTAGTTAATTGAGTCTTGAGATGATTTATACCTATAATCAACTCGTTTTATTTCTAAATGTCTTTTTACAATTTCATATAAACGTTTAGAAAATAAAAAATTGCCCCCAAAAAGTATATACTTTGATTTTTGAGGGAAAAATAAATGCACATCTTTATCAATACTATTATGCATACTAATTCGGATTAAATTGATTTCTTTTCATTTCATCTTCTGATAAGAACGGATACATATCTTCTAGAGATGGTGTAAAAAAGTTGCCATCAGGTAATAATTTTGATTGTAGTTTAGGTTCAAATTTTTCATTAGGATCCGTCACAACTTCACAAATTACAGGCCCTGTAAAATTTGTAACTGAATTTAGTTTAGATAGATCGGTAATATTTGCAATTTTGAAAAATTTAAAACCATACGCTTTTGCAATTTTTTCAGCAGAAGGAAAACTTATTCCGCTGTTTTTATCAGCTCCGTAAAAGCCTTTCTCTTTAGCGTTAAACATAGATAACTGGGTTTGTTTAATAGAGTGGTAACCATCATTATTAATCCAAAAAATTTTAATATTTAAATTATTATGAATAACAGTTTGAAGCTCTTGTAAATTCATTTGTATTGATCCGTCTCCTTCAATACAAATAATATTTTCTTTGTTATTTGTTGCTACAGCAGCTCCTATAGCAGCGGGTAGAGCGTAACCCATACTAGAGGCTCCTGCGTTTGTAAATACTCTTTGATTGGGTTTAATACTAATAGTTTGTAGCCCGGCTACACAGGCGGCTCCGTTTGCTAAAACTACAGTATCCTTACATGTAAGGACATCTGATAAGGTTTTCATAAATGCATACACACTTATGGGTACTTTATTTTTAAAATGTTTTTCTTGTGCTACGGGGTATTGCTTATTAATATTTTTACACCATCTATACCAATTAGAATTTTTATTATGTATAGATTTGTTTTTTGAAGTAGTTAAAGAATGTAAAAACATTTTTATGTTAATCTGTATAGGTAAATCAACTTTTAAGCTTGGCTTAAGCATTTCGTACTTTTCAGTATCTATAGCGATTATGTATGCTTTTTTTGCAAAATTTTGCCAGGCATAACTAATTTGGCGAATAGAAAACTGACATCCAATCGCTAATACTAAATCAGCATTTTGTAAAACAAAGTTACCTCCTCTATCTCCAATAGTGCCCGGTCTTCCGGCAAAGTAATCATGGTCGTTACTAATTAAATCGTTTGAATTCCATTCTGTAACTACCGGTATTTTTAATGCATTGACAGCCTTTAAAAACTCTGAATAAGCATTTGACATTCTTATTCCGTATCCTGCTAGAATAACGGGTTGCTTAGCTTTGTTTATTTTTTTAATGATGTCTTTTATAAACGTAGAGCTAATAGTTTTATTTGTATGAGATTCAATTTCACCCAAACCGAAGTTGTAGTGAGTTGTTTTTTTAAAATCTAACTTAGCAGATTGAATATCAAGTGGTATGTCTAACCATACAGGGCCCTTTCGACCTTCTTGACAAATATGCAGTGCTTTTTCTAAATGATATGGTATGTATTTAGGGTCTGTTACGGTTGCTGCATACTTTGTCATACATTTTACACTATCAATAATGTTAAATTCTTGAAACCCGAATTGACGCAGGGGTAGAGGGGTCGACTGAATTATTGTATTTGTCTGCATTTGACCGGAAATAATAATCATAGGTATGGAATCTAACCACGCCCCTAATACTCCAGTTAAAGTATTTGTTGTTGCGGGTCCTGATGTTACACAAACAATAGCAGGTTTACCTGTGATTCTTGTATAACCCTCTGCAGCCATTGCACAAGCTTGTTCATGATGATTGTAAATGCATTTTATTTGTTTATGATTTCCAAAACTATCATTAAAATGCATTGCACCGCCACCTGTTACTGTAAAACAGGTATCAATATCATGTTTTGTTAAAAAATCTGCTATATAATCTGAAACTTTCATTTGTTACCGCTTTTAAAATTTGAATATAGGTCCTCAATGAGGTTTTGATTATAGTTTTCTTGATCTTTAATATCGTTAATTTGGCTTAAAATAATATTCATATCTTCTAAACCCAGATCCGTTTTTTCCGTTAAAAACTCAGCATATGATCTATGTATTTTTTTAAAGGCTGTTATAGCGTAGACTGGAGAATATCCCCAGGGCGTGACGTTTTTAATTTCTGTTATAGGGTTATCAATTAATTTATAAATCTCTTCTACGTTATAATTTGAATTTTGGCACTTATTAAAAAAGTTCATAATAAGCTCAGTACAAAGATTTCCAGGTATTCTACCTATACCTAATACAGATGAGTCTATATACCCTACTCGTGTTTTACCTACTAAATCAATAAACATGCATGCTAAAGCTAAAGAAATCGAAAGATTTTCATGTAAATGTAACCCAATGGCTATATCTTTATCTAAACAACTATCAAAAACTGTAAAAATACTTCGTAAGTTATCAGGTAACAACGAACCAAACGTATCCACAATATAAATTGCTTTAGGTTTATAAAAATTTAAGGTTGTTAATAGACTTTTAAGTTCTGACTCAGTGTAACTGTTAATATTTACAGGGTTAAAAATAACACTATAACCAAACTTTTTAGCAATTTCTGCTTGCTGTAACATTAAGCTTAAATCTTCATAATGGAATGCAAATCGTAATGTTTTTACTTTACCTGTGCAGGGCTCAAGCTTTGATATATCGTACCAATCAGGTCGTATCATTAAACAAAATTCTTGAGATGTATCAACGTTTTGTAAAAATTTTTCAGCTTCTGAAACATAATTGAATAGGCTTTGATCAGAGCTATGATTACCGTTTTTTAAAAACCCTAATTCAATTGCATCAATATTGCTTAAACTAAGCCCTTGAATTATTTTGTTAATATTATTTGCTTTAAAATTAAAATTATTAACATAGCCTCCATCCCTGAGAGTGCAGTCAAGAAGTTTAAAGTTTTGTGTGTTGCTTGCTACCATATAAATTTATTTTTATAATATTCTACTATTTTAGGCAGCTCATCATCAAACACTTTTTTAGGTTTCCACCCTAATGCCTTTAGTTTAGAGTCATCTAAAGCGTAACGAATATCTTCACCAGGACGATTGGTTGAAAAGTCTATATAGCTTTCAAGTTCTCTTTTTTCGGGGATACGTCCTAATAAATTACTAATAACTTTTTCTACAGTTATAATATTTTTTTGTTCAAATCCTCCGGCGACGTTATAAATTTGACCTTTTTGACCTTTCTCTATTAATGTTATTACTGCTTCAGCTGTATCTTGTGCATGTAGCCAGTTTCTAAACGACTCACCGTTATTATGAAGCGGTATTTTACGACCGAGAGTAAAATATTTTACAGACTTTGGTATTAGCTTTTCTGTATATTGTCCGACTCCATAATTGTTGGTTGGTCGTAAAATCATATAAGGTACTTTATGAGTACGGCCCCAGGCCATAATAAGCATATCCGCAGCGGCTTTTGTAGCGGAATATGGGTTACTAGGCTTTAACATATCGGTTTCAGAGTGTAGTCCGGTGTCTATATCACCATAAACTTCATCAGTACTAAAATGCAGCAGTGTTGGTTTACCGGCATTTTCTCCTCGAAAATTCTTAATGAGTTCCAATAAGTTATGTACTCCATCAATATTTGACTTTACGAATTCCGTACTACTAATTAAAGAATTGCCTACATGTGTTTCGGCTGCTGTATTAACGACAAAATCACAATCATATAAAAATGTAATATCATTAATGTCGCTATGAATAAAAGAAAAATTATCGTATTTTTTAAATTCTGTTAAAAGTTCTTCGGTTGCAGCGTATGTTACCTTATCTACTCCTTTAACATACCATCCTTTTGATAAACAAAGCCGGGTAACATAGGAGCCCATAAAACCTAAACAACCAGTAACATAAACAATTTTTTTCATACACAGAATAATTAGCAGTAAGTGTCTCAATAAACCATCATTATTAACCAATATGATGACATTTGTTAATATCGGAAAATAATTGACGATTTTGTTGACATATACTAGGCTTTATTATATACACATTCTTACCGATGTCAATGAAATGCCCGATAATTCCGTCTCCCCAATATTTTTTCTCTATTAAATGTTGATAAAATTCTTCAAAAACACTCCTATTAACTGCTATTCCGTGACTGCCAGAGGCTTCTCCGTGAACGAGACATTTATGATAATCAATAGGTATGTGGAGATAGTCGTATTTTTCAAGTATACTACCTAATATTATTACATCCCAATTCTTAGGTAAATTGTTCTCTAAGTTTGCAAAAAAATGTTTATTCATTTTATTGGTATGGGAAAAAATACAATCGTCATCCAGTATCATAATGCGGTCTAATTGTTCAGATATAGCAGACGATAAAATATTTTGTGTGGTTAAAAGTGCACCTAAAAATCCTGCCGAGGCAGGATATTCTATAGTATAAGGGCCATGTTCAATTATATAACTTTCATTACAGTGCTCGGTGCCATTTACTGATTCTATAATTTTATATTCTAAATCTACAGAATTGCATTCGTTAACTATAAAATCTCTTCTTTCAACTGAAGTTTTTAAATTTTTAATATATGCAGGACCAAATAGCTTATTAAGATAGTATCCTATTTTTTCTTCCTTAAAAATGCTAGATAATTTATTAGAGTATCTACCCAGCTCCATAGTTATTTTTTAATAAAATTTGATAATGTCAAATCTATATAGTCGATTTGTTCATCAGTAATTACCGGGCTTGTGCCTAAGAAAAAAGTATCAGTTGTAACTTTACGAGCATTAGGGTATTGTTTAATAACATCTTCAAAGGGCATTATATCTTTATACGCCGGCTGCAACATTATATTACCTGCAAAATATGGCCTTGTTTGTATTTTATTAGATTCAAACCAATCTACAATATCTTTTCTTTTAAAAGGAGCGGTATCTTTAATTGTAATAGCAAAAGCAAACCAACTCGGGTCACTTTGTTTAGTTGCTTCTGGTAGTACAAAATGCTCTTCATATTGTTTAAAAATATTGTACAAACGTCTATGATTGTGTTTGCGTCTTTTGGTTATTTCGGGAAGTTTTTTAATTTGCTCGAGTCCCATAGCAGCTTGTACTTCTATTGGTTTTAAATTGTAACCAATCTCATCATACACATATTTGTGATCAAAAATTTCATCTGGTAAAGCAGGCAACCAATTAGAAAATCTGTTATTACAAGTACCGTTTTTTAAGAGATTGGCTTTTAAGCCAACACAATAACACCCGCGGCCCCATTCACGGAAGCTTCTAACAACAACTTCTTGTTCATATGTATTGCAGGCTACAAAACCACCTTCTCCCATTGTAATATGATGAGCAGGATAGAATGAGCAACTAGCAAATTCTCCAAAACTTCCTAAAGGTTTACTATCGTATAACGAGCCTAATGCATCACAACAATCTTCTAATAAAATAAGATTATATTGTTTCACAATGTCCATTAATTGAGCCATATTTGGAGGGTTACCAAGTACGTGTGCAAATGTTATAATTTTCGCGCCAGCTTTAGCTTGCTGTTCAACCTGTTCGAGGTTTAAATTTAAAGTATCAATATCAATATCCACGAATACTGGTGTGAAACCAACTTGAAATATAGGATTAATTGTTGTTGGAAAACCTGCAATCGGTGTTATAACTTTTGTACCTTTAGGTAGGTTATATAATCTTTTTGATGTCATAGCAGACATCATTAATAAATTAGAACTACTGCCACTGTTTGTCAATATGCCGTATTTTTTATCTACAAATTTTGGAAAATTGTTTTCAAAAGTAATACCTTTTGTACCTAATACCAACCATTCATTTAGAAGAGTATCTACAGCACTTATTATTTCATTTTCATCAAAAAAAGGACCAGCGTACTGCACCCAATCTTTACCAGGGGTCCAGGTTTTTTTAGCTTTTTTTTGCTGTATATGAACCTTTATAAGGTTTAAAATCTCTTCTTTAGAAATATCAATCATAGGAATTATCAATTTGTTTGAATGTTTTTATATTGTGTTTGTTTTTATTTACAAACATTTCATACGGGTACTGTCTTATATCTTCTATAACTTTCTTAATTGGTGTCGGGTTCATACCGCAAATACCTGTTGGATCTTCTTTGTACATTAAGTTCGCAAATTCTCTATTAAAGCGAGGCTTGTTATCGATATGAGTTTCTAAATTGTTGGAAGTAAAACTATAAGCATGAGTGTTATTAAATTTTTCAATATAAATGGATGGAACATTTTGCTTATATTTTAAAATGTAGCGATGAACTAAATCTCCATCTTCTTCTCCAAAAGCTATTAATCTTTCGTCAAAATAGTTAAGTTGATGTAAAAGTGTTTTAGTAACAACAAAGTGAGAAAACATACCGTTAATAGTAAATAGTTCGTTATTATTTTCTATAATAGTTTTCGAAATAATTTCAAACGCTTTAGGATTTTCGATATTTGTATCATCATTTAATATGAGATTATATTCCGTATTACTAAATATTACACCCGTATTCCATAGCTTTGATAAGCTTTTAAACTCAGGACATACAATAGGGTAACATCTATCTACAGATGCACAAAACGATAACATATTTTTACGATATGTTTCATCCATTGTTTCTTCGTTATTACCATTTATCAAGAGAATTATGTCATGATTTTTGGTAAAACTTCTTATATTTGTAATAAGTTTTTTTACTAAGTCTTCTCTTTCGCGAAACGTTGTAATACAAATACTAAAATCTGTATTTTTAGAGGCTTTAGGTTTACCGGTTGCATAGTCATAAATGCCCATATTCCAATCACCTAAATTCGGTACATTATACTCTTTTGTTAGTCTTACAATTTCTTTTAATTTAAAATTATCTTTAATATTTTGAGTACTATAAATGTCATCTCTTACCTTTAATTCAACAGGGGCAGGTGCATAGTTCCATTGAAAATTATTAACAGAATTGTCATAAGCTTCTTTACCTACTACAGTAACGCCATGAGCTTTGTTAACAACATAATCTGTTACTTTCCAAAAGTATTGTTTAACGCCTACCCATCTTTTATCTAACCATTGTAAATGTGCTATAAAGATATCATTAGATTTAAACGCTGCTGTTCTTTCTGCAGGCGGTAGATGTAAGGAATGTCGCTGCATTGGAGGGTACGTAAAACGTTTTTGATAATTCCCTATTCGGTCATTGAGAGATTTAGACCACTCTCCGTCTACTCTTAGAGTATTTTTACTAGCGTATTGCGTCCACTGACTGTAAAAAACAGTATTTGGATTTTCATCTAAAATATTTTCTAGTTCTTGCTTAGATAAATTACCATCTAAATATTCATCAGTATCCAGACAAATTATTTTACTTGAATGCTTTAGACCTTCATCAAATAGCTGTTGACGGATGTGGGTTTCGTGTGGTAATTCATATTCATCTGGTTTAGGGGTTAAAACTTTTATAATATTATACTTTTCTTTATTTGCTTCTAGATACTCTGCTGTATCATCGTCTGAAAAATGATTATAAAATATAAACCCATCAGCATACTTTTGCCATAAAGGTAGTAGCTCTTTTATTAAAAAGCACTCATTTCTGGTTAATGTAATTTGTATAATCATTTTTTAAAGTATTGTTTTTCTAATTCTAATTCATTTTCGAACGGATGCAAGTAATTTTGTTTCTCTCCTCTTCGAACCAATACATTAAAGAAGTAATAATGCCACCTATCAAAATCTTCTCTGTAATTGTTGTAAAACGTGCTTTGATTATAAGTAAATTCTGTGCACTGTGCTGAAGAAGCATCTTCATGTATAATGTGAAAGAGTGTAGGCTTTTTATTTTGCATAAACGTCTTACCGTTTTTTAATAACAAAGTCGCGTAGTGAGTGTCCCAGTATACAACAGCATATACATATTCCGGAAATAAATTACGATTTTGTTTCCACCACTTACTATTAATAGTAAACGTATCAAATCCCGAGACCTGGTAATGGCTGTTCTTAACAGGTGATGTTGGATCGTTAAGTCTTATTTCAAAATTAAGATCTTTAATATTTTCTCCTTCAATAGCAAGGCGAGATCCAATGTATGCATCATATCCCTTGTTATTTTCTAATTCTTTAAAAAAGTTTAAAGATACTATAATATCAGAATTTACAAAACAAAAATATTCGTAATTTAGTTCAGCAAGACGATCAAACATTTCATGAATAATCGGTAAACCTCTGTCTCCGTTACAGACATCTTTGCTTGTTTTTTCTAAACATTTTAAAGTAGTAAAACCTTCTTGTTCCCGAAGATCTTTTTCGTTTTTAAATTGTAAATTAAACAAGTCAATCTTATCCGGCATTTTCTCTTTACATTTTAGTAAACTTTGAATGCCAAATTCTTGGCGGCTACCATAACCGAACAAATTTGTACCTACCGCAATTTTAGACATATAAAATACCTATACCTTTGCCTTTATTAGGGTCTTTTAATATTTCTTTATGCTTGAAATTATTTTTAATTTCATTCCAAAACATGCGACCGCCGCCTTCTTCTTTTTCTCCAATATCGTGAAAAGCTATCAGACCGCCTTCTCTAACAAAAGGTGAATATAATCTATAGTCTTCTTTGATTGCTTGATAGCGGTGATCGCCGTCAATAAAAAGAAAATCGACTTTTTTATCTTTTAAAATTTCGTTTACTTTTGTAGTAGTTTCCGGATCATATGAACTACAAGGTAGCAGATACAACTTACATTTTTTTTCTTTAGCCCATTTCGGCCAGACGTTTTTATAATTTGATTCCTGTTTTTCAACTCTCCAATCATGAGGTCCAACAAAGTGTCGAACAGGTAGATCTATTGCAATGCCTGTAGATCCTTCTTCGCTATAATGTATGAAATGTTGCAAAGACCAACCGTACATAGAGCCAATTTCTATAAAACTGGTTGGTTTTAACTTTACATACTCTTGTAAAAGTTCTGTAAATTCATCTAAGTTTTGACTGTCTAATTCGTTTTGAGATAGTATCATGGTTTTAATTTTTTTATAATTTGTATAACTTCGTCTTTAGGGACAAAAGGTGGTTGGTTCGGGTAATGACCGTGTTTTTTGAGATAAATTTCTCTACCTCCATAAACGTTTTTAGCCCATTGTTCAGATTTATTCGCTATAGAAGAATTATCAATAGCTCCAGGGGCCTCCGTTAATAGTTTATGACTATCTGCAAGATCGGCAAACCACCAAAACGGGGGATGGTACCCTGCTTTTATAATTCTATAAGTGTGGTCTACATGTTCCCAAGCATTGTAAAATTGTTCATCTATTAAACCTACTTTTTCTAAAACTTCTTTAGTGAAGAAAGAAAACATAGCTACTGTGTGTTCGTAAAGAGCTACTTTTGTATCTTTTGAGTATTCAAGTATAAGCTTCGGATTTGGTTCAGAATCTTGTTTAAGTAGGTGTCTGTTATGAAGATCAAACTGTATATCTTGTTTGCGATTAAACGGTGATCCTGGTCCGTAATTAAAGTGATGTATACCCGAAAGTTTATATGCTTCTATATATTTGTTAAAAATATCTTTATCGAGAATTAGCATATCATCTTCTATTAAGAAAATAAAATCACATCCCTTATTAAGTAGATGTCTTAAAGCTCTATTTTTTGATTTACCTACCCCTACATTAGTTTCATTATTTAACCATTCACCTTTTGTTAAGGTAAACTCTGTTGGTTTACCATCATTTACAATAACAAGTTCATCAATAGTTTCATTACACGGTATTAAAGAATCTAATAGACCTTTCAAGTAATCAGGTCTATTGCATGTTATAATACCTACTCCAATTTTAGTGCTCATTTACTGTTTGCGATACTCTGTAAAGGTCAATACATTTATCAAGAATATCTTTTTTAGGCACGGGTGTATCTAACAGATTAACAAACTCATGTAATGCTGTATCAATATCGATAGAAATCTCATTTAATTCAGTAGCTGATAGTTGTACGGCTTCGAATATATTAAAATCAGTTCGAACATGTTTTGGTTTGTACTGATTAAATTTTGATAGCATTAAATTAAGAACTTGTTCGTTAACATTTCTATCAACACACAAACTTACAAAATTATTTTGCAATTCTTCTGAAATGTTTTCTAAAGCAATTTTACCATCTAATAAATCAGATATTTTAATTTTTTTATGCTTAGGTGTTATATTGTTTTCAACAAATTCAAGACTTAAATCATCAGTATTTAGAATTGTTACACCTTTTGTTTGTTCTCTATCTCCGAAATCTAACTCGTATGGAGATCCAAGATAGATAATAGCACGATTGCGTGTGTATTTTCTATGATCGCGGCAATGAAAATGTCCTGTTATAACTAATTTAGCTTTATCGAGCAAAGACTCGCTTTCAATACCATGATCGCATACTTTGTGTGCATTCATCTTGAAATTTAAGATTTCAAAATGACCTACTAAAACATCTGATGTTGGAATTTGCTCTAAGGGTACTCCCCACGGACAAAAGGTAAAAATTTTATCATTAATAACAAGTGTTTCAAGTTCTTGAAATACGGTAATATTAAAATGTCCGTTTAAAATAGAAATAGAATTAACATCTGATTTATCTTTGTAATAACAATCATGATTACCTGTAATAGTTACTATATTATATTTTTTAAGAATGTTAAAAAATTCATGAGCACAATGTATTGTGTTTACACCAATTTCATGTCGATTGTGAAATATATCACCAGCTATAATAATATCTTTTATACCTTCACGTTTTAAGGTCTCATCTAACCATAGAGCAAAATCTAAAGCTATAGTATGCCAGCTCTGAGCGTTTTGATGTACGCCTAAATGTATATCTGATATACACGCAACTCTATTTGTACTAAACTGCATTATTGATTTTCTATACGATAAGAATCGTCATATTCTGTGTCAAATTTAGAGTTTTTTTGGAACGGTATTTGACCAGATTCAGTGAGAAGAGAATAAACTTCATTTTGATAACGATGAATCGTATCATGTTCTTTCTTTTCTTTTTTAATACGATTTTGAAATGCTCGGTAAGCAACTTTGGTAAAATATGAAAACGGGTTATAACCTGATTTACATTTAAAACGTTTACGTGTCAGAGCTGTAATCATTTTAATAATAGCATCTCCGATCATTTCTTCTTTATACGAATAGTTAATAAAATTTTGCGCATAACCTAAACGAGTAGCAATTTTTTGAATCATATCGGCAAGATCAGATGGTATATCCTTACCGCCTTTATCGTAATACTCAATAATAAGATTTTCCATTTGAATAGGATCAACGTAATTTGGTTTTAACTCTTCTTTGGTTCGACGAACTCTTTTCTTTTTTATTTTAAAATCTGAATTCCATAAAGAAGAAAAATCTTCTTCATTAGGGTCATTTTTAAAGTCTTCGTCTTTAATTATTTTTCTACGCGGCATAAGGTTATAATATATTAAAGTAAATAAAAATCAAGGCTCAGATAATTCTGTAACTGAATATGGTATTTCTTCTCTATCATAAAGCGCTAACCGTTCAATCATATGTTTATTTCCGTAACGAAGATTATCCCAAATATCGAAAATAGTTGCGATTTTTTTATTAGCATGTTTTCTTAAAGAGCGGCCAATAGATTGTATGATTTTAATTCGAGCTTTTCCAATAGCAGCAAAAATAATATTATGAAGATTTTTAATGTTAATACCGGTAGAAAATATTTTCGAAATAGCAATGCAAGCTACATTATCTTGTTCTTCCATAAGCTTACGAATCATTTCTCGTTCTTCGATTTCTATAGCGCCGTGAACAAAATGAACTTCTTTATTTGTATTTGTTTGTAAAACTCTTAATAATTCTTCCCCATGGGCAATTCTATCAACCATTATAAGTGTGTTTTTATCTGCTTTATTAACCAATTTTGTAATAATAGAATTTCTAAAATTATTTGTCTGTAACCAAGTTATTTCTTCTTCATATCCGGCTGTGGGATTATGCATTGAAGATGTGGTAAATTGAGGAATATTTTTATAATTTAATTTTAAAGCAGCTACGTGTACTTGTGAAATATATTTTTGCTCACGAAGATCGACTGACTGCTTATGGTATATAACGCGACCTATTTTTCCAAAAATGTTCCATTGGTCGATTTTATTGTCTGGCAGAGTTCCTGTAAGTCCATAGCGAAAAGATGCAGGAATTTGCTCCACCACTTTATTAATTTTGTTTCCATAGCGAATTTTATGTACTTCATCAATAACAAGCAAATTTATATCTTTTAATAAAGATAGGTCTTGTTTTTCGGATAGTAAAATTTGAGCGTTTGAAATTATAATTTCAGCGTTTTTATCTGGCTCCGTAGAGCCTGTCCACTTAGTGATTTTAGATTCAGGTATTCCGTATTCTATAAAATCAGAATAGGTTTGAGCAACAAGTTGAATATCAGGTACAAGTATTAATGCTTTTGCATTCACTTGTTCTTGAATAGACCTAACAAGTAGAGCAATTACAAGTGTTTTACCTGCCGAGGTCGGAAGCACTATTACCCCAGATTTATATTTCAATGAAGCGAGAACTGACTCTTCTTGATAGTCTCGAGGTGATAAATTTAACTCTACTAATTTTTCAAACAAATGTGGTATAGAGATTACATTTCTAAATTGATCGGTTATTTCTAAATTGAGCTGTATATCTTGAGATTGTAAAAACTCTATAATTGAAAAAATTAAACGCGGCTCAAATCTTCCTTGGGGTGTAATGCAATACTGTCTTGTTTGAGGCCTATAACCGATAGCGTAACGGCGCTTAAAGACTTGATTTTTATCTTCTACTGAAAAGTGTTCGCGAATATTAGGTAAATAGTCAGATACTATTATGCCTTTTTTCCGCGAAAAGTCGTAATCTATTTTTACATGTACCATTATGTGGTTTCAAGCTTAACAATCTCTATAAGATTTTTAATATCATATGAAATTGAGCGAAAGTTTGCTTCTATTTTCGAAAGATACTCAACGATAAGCTCATGTTCGGCAATCTGTCCATCAATCTTACCGATAACGGGATGATTTTGTTGAGCTTGTTCTAAAGTTTTAGGATTAAGACCTACTGGCGATTCATGCTCGAGTTTATCAGCTATTTTTTTCTGAGCTTCTTTTCTAAGTTTTTTAAGTTTTAAAATTTCTTGTTTATGATGCATTAAGCGTCCTACCCAGTAATGACGGGTAGCAGGTAAATCCATTTGAACCTGCTTCATATTAAATTCATCAACTGTTACATATTTTTTAATCTCATCGTTATATTTTTCAATTAACGAGATTGGTGACTGTTCTTGGTCTTCCATAGCTATTACCTAATATAATAAACTCTTTTAGAGAAGAAACAACTTAAATAATACATATGCAAACGTTTCGGCAATTTTTTACAGAAAAAGAAGAAAAACGCAGATTAGATCCAAAGTGCTGGAAGGGCTATCGTAGAGCTGGTACAAAACTTAAAGATGGAACTAGAGTAAACAAATGTGTTAAGGTTAGCAAATGATAAATTTAGAAAATTTAGTAAAACAAGTTTTAAATGAAGAAAATACAGTAGGTGGCGTTTTAGGTGCTCCTGCAGGTGATACTTCACAGTTTTCCGGGGATACATATGCAACTGGAGATACAAGGATTCCTTATTCAATATATGGTAAGGGTGGTGTTATGACGCGCGGAGGGTTAATTAAGGGTAGAAAGAAGCGCAAAAAAAGACGCAAAAAGAAATAATGGATACCGGCCACTGGCTAATTAATGAAAATGTTTATTTGCACGAAAACATGTTTGGTTTTATTTACGAAATAACCAACAAAGTTAACGGCAAAAAATATATAGGTAAAAAACAGTGCGTAAGAAAAATAAAACGTAAACCATTAAAAGGTAAAACCCGTAATAGAATAGATCACAAAGAATCTGATTGGAAAACATACACTTCTTCTTCTAAAGAATTGAATGAAGATATAGAAAAACATGGAATAGAAAATTTTGAGTTTCGTATTTTAAAAATATGTGGATCTAAATGGGAACTCGGTTACGAAGAAATAAAAGAACAAATAGCACGAGACGTTTTACGCAGAGATGATTATTACAATGGTATAATAAATGTTAGAATAGGGACTCCGCCTAAAAATCTCTTAAATAATACATAATGGAATTGATTAACGAAAAGAAACCATCTGTTTTTAAACCAATTTCAAGATGCATGTACTGCAACGCAGCATCTTATGGTAAGGGTTGTAAATATGCTCCAAAAGGAGTGCATTTTCATCCGGACGATGCTAAAAAATGCTCATATTGTGGTTCAACATCTTATGGTAGGGGTTGTAGGCTCAATCCATTTAGTGATATACATCTGCATGGTGTAGATTATAACAAAATGTTTAATGAGTCTCTTAATAACAAATTTTTATTATCAGAACTTAACAAAGATTATAAAGAGTTTATGGCCTATAAACTCGGCATAATAAATGCTAATGGAGATAAAATTAGAGAGCCGATAACAGAGCAAGAGCAGCAAGCTTACTCTCCAGAAACTAAAACCATCTTAAAGATTAAAAAATATCTCGGACCAAAGTTGGATTTAATAAATCAAACAGCTATTTTAGAATCTCAATCCAAACTTAACTATAATAAAGATAATCATAAGAAGCTTCTAGAGTACGAGCAAAAAATAAACAATATTATTGCCGAGCTTCATGAAACAACTGAAAATGCTTTAAAAGAAGGGTTGAGTATTGAACAGGTTCAAGCATTATTACAGTAATGCATTTTAAAGAATATCCTAAGTCGAGAGTTTGTGGTATTGACTATTATCCGTATTTTGTTGATGCTTTAAAAGAATCCTATTCTTTTTGTAAAAAATATAAGATCCCTTATAATTTTAAATCTAAAGATATACAAAAATTTTTTTATCATTACTGTCTAGAAAAACTATGTTACGGGTATCAGCAATGCGATTCTAAATATCCTAAAGCGTTTGTTATTTACCCGTTACCTAAGGATGTTGGCTTTACGGACAAACACTTTCAGGCTATTTTAAAAGTGTTACCGGTTCCCTGGATTAAAGTTCGTTCATTTGATTCACCAGATACGGAAATGGCGTTAACTAGAGCTCTTAATAAAAACCGAATGATTGGCTCAAAATTGAAAAAATTTTTAAATAATAATGCTCTACATAATTTTCAAAAGAAAAACAAAAAAATTAAAACTTTTTCGCTAGGTACGGTTGATTTCTCTGAAACCTCGAATATTTAATAAAAGAACTTTTGGGCCTTCGCCAAATAAGAGTCCCGGATCTTAATATTAGAGAGGGATTCAATAAATATATTAATATGATTAATTTTGTTGGTTTGTGCGAAAAGGTTCTTATTGCCGAAAACGCACCAAAAAAAACTGTGGTTAGCGCAACAGGTGTTAATGGAACCGGCGCCACCACTGTTACATATGATGATGGATCCTCAGAAACATTAAGAGGTCCAAGACCAATAAGAAATAACAATCCCGGGAATTTAGAATATGGGGATTTTGCTGTTAAACAAGGCGCTGTGGGCACTGATGGCAGATACGCCGTATTCCCGACACCACAAGATGGTTGGAACGCTAAAGTAAATCTTTTAAAAACAAATACATATCAAAAGCTTTCAATTCAAGATGCTTTTAATAGATACGCACCTCCATCTGAGAATCCAAACTATATTAGAGATCTTCAAGGTTTAACCGGTTTTGATTTAAATCGACCAATGAACACCCTAAACGATCAGGAGTTTAAACAGCTTGTAGACGCTGTAGCAAAGATTGAAGGTGCTGAACAGTATGTCGGTAAATTTTCGTCTTCCGGTAAACCCGGATCTATGACGCAAACACCAATTTCGTTTTTGAAGCAACCTGCTGCTTCCCCTTTAGTTAATTGGATACGCGGTCAATCAAATGCTCCTTTAAGTTCTTTAATAAAAAAAAAATTTGACACCCCTCAAGGTGAGCCAACTCCAGAAGAATTAACACTGCTAAAAAAACTACACAACAGCCCGTACAATCCGGGTTCAAGTACTGACCGAAAAAATTTAAACATATTACGTCAAGCAGGTAAATTAACTGGCGGGTATCAAGATTTTGCAAAGCTTGTTCCTACGGCGTACGCTATACAGTACGGCGATTCACCAACGGGTCAAAAATATCGCAGTCAAGCTGAACGTATGGGTATACCTATAGATGATTTATTTTCTGGTTCAGGTATTGGAGGTATGACGTCTGGTCTAGGTCGAGTTATGGGTGCCGGTAGTCTACCATCTGCTTCAGGTGGCCCTGTTGGTCCGAGCACTATACCTGGTAGTGCAGGTAAGGACGGTAATTTAACATACGATAAAGCCTGGCAGGGTCAGGGACAAGATCCAGGATTTAAACAACTACTAAAACAAATATCCGGTCATATTGGTAAACCTTTCTATATTAATAGTGGTTATAGAGACCCTGCTTACAATGCAAAAGTGTCAGATACTGGTAGAACTGGTCCGCATACAGAAGGTACAGCAGCAGATATTAGCACCGCGGGATGGACGGATGAAGAAAAAGCCAACCTCATAAACGTAGCAAGTGCATACGGTATAAAAGGTATAGGCATATATAAAAACTTTGTACACTTAGATATGAGTAGAAACGGTGTACGTACATGGGGATTGGTACCAAGCTGGGCTATGCAAGCTATTACTAATCATAAAAATCGATCGACCTTTCAAGCTGCTCAAATGGGGCAATCACCTACCGGTCCGTAATAAGTAATAAAAAGATATATGGATAAAGTAATTGTCAATCTTCTCAAACTACAAAATCAGCTAAGAGTTTTGCATTGGCAAACTTTTTCATATGCTGCTCATAAGGCATTAGGTAATGCTTATGACGATTTAGATGATTTAATTGATAGCTTGGTTGAAGTACATCAAGGTAAATATGGCAGAATTACTTTCGATACACCAATTGCTTTAGGTCTTGTTAATCAAGATGAAATAGATCTTGAAGATATACTCACCCAATTGGTTGACTACTTAACAGGCCCGTTTAATGAAATGCACGACTCTGTTAAAGATACAGATTGTCTCAATATTAGAGACGAAATCTTAGCAGTTATTAATAAACTACGTTATCTATTGACGCTTAAATAATAAAGCGTTATGTTAGAACAAGCTTTTAACAGCTTTTATCAAGAAAGCATTGGTAAGACATTAATATTACCAGAAGCAATGGGTAAAGGTATTATACATCACTTAACCCATTTGGAAGAATTAATTTTAATTGGTCAAAAGCAAGGTTTAGATACTGCTATTTCATTTATAAACGAGTTAACTAACGTCTTAGATGGAAATGTTGACTCTAAAGTTTTTACAACAGTAAAGTATGATGGCGCACCAGCTATTATTGCGGGATATAATCCTGAAAACGGTAAATTTTTTGTAGGTACTAAAGGTGTTGGTGCAAAAACACCAAAATACTGTTACACAACACAAGACATTATTACATATTACGGTGATAAGCCAGGTTTAGCAGAAAAATTAAAATTAGCTTTATTATTTTTACCAAAAGTTATTAAACAGGATGTTTATCAAGGCGATTTTATGTTTGATCGTTCTACTTTAAACAAAATTAACTATGAAGGAGAAGAGCTTATTACCTTCAAGCCAAATACAATTACATACGCTGTTGAAGCAAACTCAGATTTAGGTCAAAAAATACAAAAAGCTCAAATTGGTATAATTTTTCATACACGATTAACAGGTCCTACTATAGCAGATGCAAAACAATCTCCTGACGTTAATATAACTGAATTTAATCAGTCCCCGGATGTTTGGTTTGATGATGCAAAATTTAAAGATATGTCCGGGCTTGTTTCTTTAACTGATGACGAAAAAAGACTTATAGTAGGTAATTTACAATCTATAGAAAATTCAGAAACCGTTGTTAACTGGACTAATCTCCCATCTACATTTTATCAGTTAGCCAATTCATTTATTAACGTTCTTATTCGTAGAGGTGAATTTGTTGGTAACTTAGACAAAAATTTTGAAGATTTTATTCAGTGGTATGATGAAAGAATGGAAAAAGAAATAAACAACCCTGAAAAATACAAAACTGAAGCAACAAGAGAGAAAAAAAGACAAAGTAAAGATAAAGCTATAGAATTTTTTAATAAAAATAAATTGTCTATTATTAATATTTTTAATATTACGGATAAAATTGCGCAAATAAAAAATATTTTTATTAAAAAATATAGTGATGCAGTAAAATCAAGACAATTCATTGCTCAACCAGATGGCACTTTAAAAGTAACTAAACCAGAAGGATTTGTAGCTGTTGATCATATAGGCAATTCTATAAAATTGGTGGATAGATTAGAATTTTCACGTGCTAATTTTGCTATACCTAAAGAGAAAAAATTTCAATGATAGCTTTTAATCATTTTTTTACTGAACAAATAAGAGATGGTAAATTGGTAATAATTTACTCCGGTCGCTTTCAACCAGCTCATAGAGGTCATGCAGCTGCATACCATGCTTTAATAGAAGAGTATCCAGATGCAGATGTTTGGGTAGCCACATCTAACGTTGTTAACGAAAAATCTCCCTTTAATTTTCAAGAACGTAAGTTTTTATTACAAAAAGCAGGTGTACCTGGTGATAGAATTGTTCAGGTTGTAAGTACGTACGTGGCAAAAGAAATAACAAAAAATTATAATGAAAGTAAAGATCATTTAATATATGTTGTTTCTCAAAAAGATGCTGACCGCTTTTCTTACAAACCAAAAAAAGACGGAACAATGCCTTATTTACAAAAATTAGAAGATGCTAATCAACTTTTACCTATGAGTGAAAAAGGATATATAAAAGTTGGAAAAACTTTCCCGTTTAGAGTACTTGGTAAGAAAGTAATTAGTGCTTCTCAAATAAGAGATATGTATAAACATGTTTCAGAGCAAGAAAGAAAACAAATTATTGTAGATCTTTATGGTCAATTTGACGAAGATATATATAACCTGTTTAATAAAAAGTTGAAATAAGCTCTAGTGTAAGTATAATACTGCTATATGAAAAATAGTAGTACCATAACTTTAGAACTTAAACATGATGAGGCGAATGCTATTCTAGAAGCTCTTTTGTTTGCATCATCCGTAAATGTTGGAGCTGATTGGAAAGAAAAAGATATTAACAAAATGGTATCTCTTTCGAAAAAATTAAAAACCGAATTGAATAGTAATACTAAATTAGATAAAATTGTTTTTTACCAAGAAGAAAATTATGAAGATAAATGGACTCAATCGGTGTTTAACTTTTTTAAAGATGATCTAAATATTGTTTCTTTACAACAAGCTTAATATGGTTAATTTTCAATCAACAAAAATTATTGAACTAGGCTCATGTGCTTTTAGGCAATGGAAAGCAGAAGGTACACATTGCAAATATATACATGGTTATCAGCTTAAAGCAAAGTTTTGGTTTGGTTGTCAAGGTTTAGATGATAAGAATTGGGTTATTAATTTTGGTGGTTTAAAAGATGTTAAAAAAGTATTACAAGATCAATTTGATCACACCCTTTGTATTGCTAAAGATGATCCTCTGCTTAATATGTTCAAAGAATTACAAGAGTGGGGCGGCTGCCAACTTCGCATTATGGACGGCGTAGGTATTGAAAAAACAGCAGAATGGTGCTTTAAAACAGTTGATCCTATGATCCGGGAGATGTCTGTTGGCCGCTGTTGGGTTAACAAAGTAGAAGTTTGGGAACACGAACTTAATAGTGCAATTTATGAAAGACCAACTGGAAATAATTAACGCTTCTTTTGAAAAAGTAATTCCTAAAAACGATAAAGGCGGCTTTTGGGGCGGTTTATGGCAATTTATGTCTCTTGTCGCAGTGTTGATTTTTTGCGCTTTTTATCTATTATTTTTAAACCCTATAGGTTGGTTTAGTATAGTATTGTTCTCACTAGTCTATAGATTTATAATTGGAGGTTAATTTATGATTGATATTGAAAAAGAAACATTATTTCTGTCTGATGATTTAGTGTTTTATACTATTGAAGGCGAGGGTGAATTCGTTGGTCAGCCGTCTGTGTTTATGCGTATGGCTATGTGCAATTTAACATGTATTGGTTTCGCCTCAGAAGATTCTCCTAACGGCTGTGATTCGTTCGTATCCTGGTCCGTTAAAAATAAAAAGACATTTAGAGAGGTTTTTGAAATGATGGAGAGTAATAACTACATTGAGCATCTCCGCAATAACGCCATTTTAAAAATAACAGGCGGCGAACCCTTTATTCAAGAAAAACAACTTCTTAAATTTATAGAAGCTTTTGTAGAAAGATATAATTTTACCCCGAGAATTGATTTTGAGACTAATGCTACTTTAACTCCGTCTTCCCGTTGGAGAGAGGTTTTTAAAGCAACATTTACAACTTCACCTAAATTATCATCTAACGGGGATCCTGAAGAAAAGACCTACAAACCCGAGGTACTTCGTTGGCATGTAACTCACGGGTCAGGTTTTAAATTTGTTATTACTTCTGATAAAGATATAGAAGAAATTTGGAAAAAATACGTCAATGATTATGAAGGCATAAATGTACCCTTACATCGTATTTGGTTTATGCCTTGTTGCGGTTCAAGAGAAGAACATGTGCAAAATGCACCTGCGGTAGCTGAGTATGCCAAAGCTATGCATGTTAACTTTTCACCAAGACTCCAATTGCTTATTTGGAATAAAGCTCTTAAAGTATAGTTATGAAAATTGCATTTATGGGCACCCAATGTAATGGGAAGTCTACATTAATTAAAGAATTTTGTAAGCGTTGGCCGATGTATAAACAGCCAAAAGCTACATATCGCAATCTTATTAAAACAGGTAAAGTAACCAACAATGAAAACGGTACTAAAGAGTCTCAGAAAACAATTCTTAATGCTATTATTGATGATACACAAAAAGCTATAGCTAAAGGAGACGAATTTTTAGTATTCGATCGCTGTGTTATTGATAATTTAGTATACTCTCTTTGGCTCAACGAAAAAGGTAAGGTATCTGATGAATTTATTATTGATACTAAACTTATAGTACATGAAGCAGTTCGGGTTTTTGATATTATATTTTATTTGCCGTTAAGATCAGAAATTAATATTGTGCCTAAAAAAGGAAGAGCAATCGATCCAGTATATCGAGAAGAAATTGATAATATTTTTAGAGCAGTTGTAGGTACATATGATAAAAATCTAGGTATTTTCTTTCCTAAAGAAGATTGTCCTGCTGTTATAACACTTGAAGGACCTCCTGATCTAAGAATCGAGCAAATACCCTTATACATTAAGTCAAACGGTAAGTTTTACGGAGAAGAAGACGGTTCATTGCTAGCTAATATGTAAATTCGTATAAATAATAATACGAATTCTATGTCTAATATAAATTTTGCTTTTTTAGTCGAAAAAGAGCTTAGTAAATCCGTGGGCCAAAAAATGATGGCCTTGTTAATGATTCCTGGGGATTTAACTCTTGAGAAGTGTGCTATTTGGGCATCTTTATTAGACAAAACCGGAGTCAGTTATTTAAAAGTAGATACTTTATTAGGGATTCGTCCAGGTTGGCCTATAATTGATACATTAGCTTATATTTTTAAAGTATTACAACACGCCAATGTTATTGACGGGGTAACTGAAACAGATGCTAAAAGATATGCAAAACTACTTAATGAGTCTAAAACGATTAAAAGTTTTTATACCACATTAGTAGAGTATCGCAATGCAAGAGTTAAAGAAAGTAAAAAAATAAAAGTAGATCAACAAGTAGCAGACGCATTAGAAGAAAAAGTAGAATATTTGTTAGAAAACTATGACGACTATAGAGAGTATTTTTCAACAAAACTAAAACAAATAACTGATAAAACCCAAACTTTAGCAGCTGAAGCTTATCTTCATTTATCTCCGTACGATGCAATAATGCGTTTAATGAGCGAGTACGGCGGCTACAATACTGGCATAGTAAAAAATATTTTATACTATCCAGGGGAAACACGCTACACACAAGGTAGTAGTATAGACGGCCCTGTTATGGGAACAATTGTTGAAATTTCGAAACTAATGTTAATGTTTTATAGAGAATATATAATGGAACAAAGAGAAAAAACAGGAAAGCCGGCAGTCGGTTCGGTAGTGACAGCTTTAAACCTTAAAGACACTACTGAATTAAAAAGATATGTAGATGATTCAGCTGGTAAACTTAGTGTATCGGATGGTGTCGGCAAAATAATTCAAAATGACTATAAAGATTTTGTACATGGTAGATCTGTTTTAACTATTGACCCGAATGTACCACCACCTGTAGAAATGCCTATGGAACCACCGAAGCCGGCTATTGAAAAAGTAGCGGATTTTCGCAACATCTCAGGAACAAGTCAAGATGTCTATCAAGCATTTATAGATCTCTTTAATAATGTTAGAGAAGGTACTGAACCAAACAAATGGAAAGTTGCTGGAAAAGTAGTTCTTGGTGCAATGAATACTACTACCGGCCTTATTAACGCTATTAATGCATTTTCAGGTCAAACCTTATACGGGAGATAATATGACTAAATTTGATCAACTCTGTGAAAGTTTTTTCCCTACTACAATGAAAGTAGTTACAAGAGTTCGTTACCCTAAACAAATACAATTTTCAGAAAAATTTCTTAAAGGTCTTAAAGAAGAATTTACAAGACTGCAAATGATTGAAGAGGCAGAGTCTGAAATAGAAATCAAACCTATTCGTAATTACAAAGACAAATTTTTAAAAGCAGTTAATTTTTGTGTTTCAAATTTCAGATAATTTTTAATTAATTGCACGGGAGTAGCGTCCAATCATTATGTGCTTCTTGTACATATTTTTGAATATGTCGAACATGATGAAAAATAGGTGTATTAGCGAGATCAGGAAAATAAGTTACATGTTGTTTAGAATTTAATATTGAACCTACTAAACTATAACTTGACGGACAGCAAACATTATAATCACATAATGTCATTAGACAAAGATCTACATTACCACTTAAGTTAGATTTTGTATAGTTTTTATTTTTAATTAATTCATTTATTTCATTTGAATTATTCAACCAATTATTATCATCCGATAGTAATAAAAGATGAGTATTGTTAGGCATTTTTGCAAGAGCTTGCTTATAATATTCCATAAACATATCCATATAAAAAGGATAATCAGTACGTCGGAAATGTAATGATGCTATTGGCTCTTTTATATCTTTAACAATATTTTGAGCTTCTTTTAAGATGTGTTGTCTAAATTTAAATACCCCCGGTAATTCGTGTAAAATATCTTTAATATAGATATAGGGATAATCGAATCTACTTTCTATGATAAAATTTTTGTTAATATCTAATTGTAATAAGTTTTTATCTAATATTTCAGTGCTACAAAACTCACTTTTGTACGTTTCAAAATTAATATCTTTTGGAAATAGCGGAAAAGATGTATCAAAACAATCGTAAACTAAGTTACTGTAACGCTTATCGGAAGCTGAAGATATTGCTAAAGAATGACCTGTCTTTTTTGTTACACTGTATAGCACAAAGTATGTAAATAACTGTGAACACATTCTTTCTGTATTTACAATATCATCTGTAATAGTAATATATTTTGTATTCATTAATTTTTTTGTTTCATTAACGCCTCAACACCTGTGTAGGAATTTTGTACAATAAATTTATAAGGTAGTTCATCCAAATATAAGTTACAACAAACCTCATTTACATCTTTAAATTTTCTAAATTCTTTAGGCCAGACAAAGAGTTTTTTATTTTGTTTAATGAGATTTTTAATTTTCTTAGCCATCTCTTTATTATTTTTATCGTTATCGTAAACGTAAATTATTTCTTTGTCTACACACTTTTTAATAAAGGTTTCTTGTTTATCTGTCATTGAGGCTCCACCAACAGCCACAGCATTTTTAACAAACATAGCATCAATAGGTCCTTCAAAAATAAAAACATAAGGTATATTGTTGTCTATTGTATCCTCTCCATATAAAGATTTTTCACCATATTTTGTGAGATATTTCGGGTACGTATCTCCATCTAAAGTACGAGACTGATAAGATTCAATTTTACCTGACTCCCCGTAAAAAGGAATTATAAGTCTATTTTTATGTACTTTATCTTTTAAAGAAACATAAAGAGTCTTCGGTCTATTAACAGCTGTAAAGAGTCTTCTTTTTTGTACGTATTCTATAGCCTTTTTAACTAGCTTTTCATCTTTATGAAATGCAACCTGATTGGAATCAAATATGTTTATAGCGTCATCAGGTAAAGTTGGTATATTAACGGCTTTTACTGTTTCGTTTTGTTTAGCAATTTTTGCCTGAATTTCTTTACTACCGTGAAACGTTTTAGTTTCTTTTAAAATTTCGTAAATAGGTTTTTTAGAAACCTCATGAATCCAATTAAGCTCAGACCAAGACCTGCTACAATTAAAGCAGTAAAAATAACGATCATCAGGAAAATAAAATAAACGACGCTTACGACCGGCAGAACCACCCTCCCCACAAACACAGCATTCCGCGTTATAAACTCTTTGATACTTTTTATATACAGGTCGTTTGCAATGGGAATAAAGGACCTGTATAACATAGTCTTGAGGTAAGCCTTCCACCTCGATATTATATAGGCTTATTGACCGGCAGCAAGATCTCTCTGACGCTTAGCAGAATTAATAATAAATCCTTTAAGAATTTCAGATAACTGTCTTGTTTGTTCAGCAAGTTTAATAATATCTGAGGAAGTTTCTCTTGAAATGCCTTGAAACAAACTACCAGGTCTATCCATATCAGTTACCATCTGCTGCAGGGAATCAGTATCAACGCCATTTAATGAGTCTGCAAACTCTTCAAGCTTCATTATATAATTTTTAATTGATCCGGAATCTCCAACTGGCTGTGCAACGGGTACTGGCTCTACATCAAAATTATCTGGTGTCGGTACACCTGCACTATCTTCTGCAGCAGGCTCCTCAGGGGTAATATCAGCAGCATCTTCTTCTGTTTCAGCTTCAGGAGCTGGTATGTCTTCTTGCTCCGTTATAAAAACATTTCTGTAAAGCGCATCAAATTTCATATAATTAGTTATATATATTTATGGGTAATTTGCTTGTTTTTACAAACTTAGTGTGCTTAGTTCTCACTATAATGATAGTTTGGTTTAAAACCAACGCTTTTGCAGAATATTGTAATTTGTTTGGTTTTAAAAAAATACTTTTAGGTTATGAAAAAGAAACAAACAATTTAACATTTCCACAACATCTTTACGTTAAATCAAAAACTTTAATAACTTGCTCAATATGTAAATTTATAATTTCCTTAATTAGTTGTCCTTTATGTTTTTCATTGTGGCTTAGTGCAGGAGCAGCAAGCTTATATGGCACAATATTACTAACCCCGCTTTTTTACGTAGCAGTTTTAGTTGGATACTTCTTGACGGATCGCATTATCAATTAAAAATTTTTCCATTAAAGCTATACACTCTTCGGGTAAATATTTTAACTCAATAACCTCATAATCTTTGTTATTTACCGAAAACCAAACAATTTTTAATTTATCAATTTTGATATCGGTGTATTTTTGTATAAAGATTTTATAAAAGGATAATTGAAGTGAGTAGATATTAAATTCACACTCGTCAAGATGTTCTAGAGGGGCTTGAAGCTTCTTTTCAAATTCAGACGTCTTTGCAAAGCGTTTGTTAGTCTTAAAATCATATATTTCGAATTGTTCAGTCAACATATTGTATGCTAACATATCAAGCATACCGCAAATTCGAGTATCTCCTAAATCCCCGACCACAAATTCGTTCTTAATAGGTAGTATATACTCCCCTGTATCTGAATAAAAATTATTAAATTGTTTAACAAGAATTTTAAGATTCTTAAACATCATTTCATGTAATGACGGCCCTAAAATAGATTCTGCTAAAATCCTATTGTACGGTTTAACTTTATTTTGATAATAGTTATCAATATAGCTATGAAGAGTCGAGCCTTGATAGGTTGCCATTTGGTTATTTTTCTTCCAAACAAGCTTAACTTCTTCAGGTGTACAACCAAATTCATCGGCTTTTATTTTAGACCATTTATCTTCATCAAACGGTTCTTTAACTGTATTAACAAGTCCCGTAACAGATAGTTTTGCAGCCGGCTCTTTATCAATTTTATACGAATGTGTATCGTCGTAAAATGTAATTCGGTCAAATACTTTTAGTTTTTGTAACTCTTTTAACATTAGGTTTACGCTTGAAGTTTTTAATTGGGCAGGCACAATTATCCTTTAGTATACAGGCTTCACAACCTAAATCAAGATAGATATCAGGACGCCAGCAAGCAAACGCCGTTACTTCAGCGCAAACATCTTTATTCTTAACCATATCTATTGGTTCAGATCCTTTCCATTGTACCACTATAGGTTTAGATTTATACTCTTCGGCTATCTTCTTTTGTCTCTTACGATCTACAGCGTCCTTTGATTTAAATTTTTTAACGTAACATTTCAGTATATGAAATGGAATAGGTTTTGTTTCTTTGCAATTATACTGTTTACGAATCTCTAATTCAGAATTGCCTTTAGCCAATAATTTTCGAGCATCTCGACAAATAAAATAGTTAATATAGTCTTCTACATCGTCGAATTTTAATTTTTTAGCTTGTTTTTCAACCCGTGCACGCGGTTGCTTAGGAGTTACTTCTCCTGTAAGTACACAAATCAAATCTACTCTTTTTTGACGCTTAGACATTTTTGTAATATATTGCTTAATTAATCATAATATGCCAGCAAAATCAGAAAAACAACGTCGCTTTTTTGGAGCTGTAATGGGTGCTAAAAAAGGTCAAAAAGAGGTTTCAGGTGCAGCAAAAGAAGTTTCAAAAGAAATGCCTAAAAAAGAAATTAAGAAGTTTCTTAAAAAAGAATCTTTTGACGAGATTGTTAACTCAATCCTCGAATAAGTTTTTTAAAACGTTTTTCAGCAGAAGCTAAATCAATATGGGTCCAACCTAACAGGCCCCATTGAGACGATCCCGGATATACTTCAGCCGCGGCTATTTTAGAACCACCGATTTCGTAGCCGTTATGAGATTTAATTTGCACAACTTCGTAATTAGCTTTTGGATTTTCAACTTTTAAAGCCTCTTGTTTGTAGATAGCTACATTTCCTTTACGCTCGACTTGTGTAAACTTAAATCCTTTTTTAGTAAAAACTTTTTCTAATTTTTTCATACTATGAGTATAAAAGGAACCCGACTTTAAGTCAAGCTCAAAGTCGGGCTCTTGATAATAACTACTTACCTATTAGCGAGAACGGCGAGTAGCGCGGATCTTAGCAAAACGGCCATTATTATCACGAACGTTGTGGAAACGCTCGCGAAGAATAGCGGTGTTACTACGATCAACGAAACCCAAGAACTCATAACGGGTAGTGTCAAGGTAATTCTCGACGATGCAAGACTTAACATTCTTAGGCGCATTAGCCGGAATGTAAAAATCAGCAATCTGTTCGAGGTTCATTGTCGTGATTGTGTTTTTCATAACGCGTTTAATAATATATTGTATTTTTAGTATTTCAACTATCTATCTTAAAAAAAGCCCATTCTTTTTTCTTCGACTAGCTCTTTTGTCGTAAGTGTGTCAGGCTCATTGGTATTGAATATTTCTGCTAATGACATAGGTTCTTTAGCAGTGAATTTAATTTTATTTTCGTCTAGTATTTTTTGTGCTTGATCAACAGGCAGTTTATCAAACTTATGCTCCCCTTTTAATCTTCCCTTACGGAGAAGAGCTTTATCAATTCCAGCTCTCGGTGAATTGTACGTAGCAATGACAGATATACTGAACACATTGCCCATAATACCATCTGTAATATTAAGAATAGCTGAAACTAATGAGGACGAATCTCCTGGCTCACGTGCTAATAAAGCCTTTTCAGCATCCTCAATGACAAGTATTGAATGCCTCTTTTTTAACAAAGCCGGCATGAAAGAGGGATCAACTAAAGAATCAATAAATGCTACTGGTACATAAATCATATCTCTGTTAATAAGACTCGCTAAATGTTTTATGTACGTTGTTTTACCGGTACCAGGTTCACCATGAAAGAGATACAAACCTGATTCATTTTTATTAAGAGTTTCTACAATATGTTTGTGCATGGGTTGAAACTCTTTTGTATAAAACTTTTCAACTGAATAGCCTTCTGGTACTACTGTTTCGAAAGGTTCAAAAATAATACCACCATGTTCGTCTCGAAAAATTGTATGAATGACACTATTAAGCTTTTCTTCAAATAAAAATTTATCAAAGTCACTTACAGGTGGTTTAGTACCAGGTTTAAAGTAAATAGAAACAGTAAAAAGGGGTGGGGTATCTGTTGTTTTTTTGTGTTTACGGGATGGAGCTCTTTGAAACTGTATCACACAGTCTTTATAAAGAAAAGTTCCCTTATATTCAGGTTCGTCCATTTCAAAATCATCTTGATACATACTAAGCGTCATCGACCTGGGCGAAGTTGCTGCAATTGAAACCATATCTTGAAAAATTTCTCCTTTTTCTCTTAAAAAGAAAACCAAATCTTCAGTATAAGTTTTATTAATATGTATAGTTGAAGGCATTACACCATATGTAGATGTAAAATATATACCAAAAGGAAAAAATGAACCATGATGAGAAGTATCAAAGTACTGAACGTTTTCTTTTATTTTAGCAGGGGTGCCCTGACCAATATTTTTAGGTAATTGTATTTTACTCATAAAGGTTTAAATAATATTGTGAGTATAAAGTATTTTCTTCTACTGGCAACTCTATTAATCTGTGGTTGTCAAGTATCTGGAAAATACGCTTATACAAAAGAGGGCATTTCAGAAACTCATCGTAATGAAACAGTTTTTACCTATACAACAAAAATAAAAGGATACGATTATAAAATTTACAATAAAATAAATTTTGATCCTATTAATAGAGATAAACCACCTTACTACGAAACATCTCACGAAATTTGGTTCTGGTAAAGCATCGCCACGGGGAATCGAACCCCGATTACATGGATGAAAACCATGTGTCCTAACCGTTAGACGATGGCGACGTATGTTTTAATTATGGCGCGTCGAGCAGGGATCGAACCTGCGACCAATAGCTTAGAAGGCTACTGCTCTATCCACTGAGCTACCGACGCAAATGGCACCTAGGGTAGGATTCGAACCTACAACCGAGCGGTTAACAGCCGCTAGCTCTACCATTGAGCTACCTAGGTTTTAAATTTTATTTAATATGGAACGACTGGGACTCGAACCCAGAACCAATACCTTAAAAGGGTACTGCTCTACCATTGAGCTATCGTTCCTAAAATGGTGGCCCCGGTAGGATTCGAACCTACAACCAATCGATTATGAGCCGACTGCTCTAACCATTGAGCTACAAGGCCGTAAAGTGGTACCCCGTGCAGGACTTGCACCTGCATTGCGCCAGCGTCTCCCAGCTTCTTGTGTATAAGACAAGTGTTTTACTATTAAACTAACGGGGCAGTAAATTGTGTGCATCTAAAATTAAAGCAGGTAAGGTCCTCTGATTTACAATAATTCTAAGCTCATCTACTTGAGTTTGCAAATCTTTAATTCGACGATGTTGAAATTCAGCAACAATACTCCCTGTAATAAGACCGATGGAAATAAAAATTAAAATAGCTGTATCTAATTTCATGAGATTTAGTATACCGGAACCTCAAAAAACGGCAAGAAAAACTGGCTCGTAAGGACTCGAACCTTAACAAAGAGTGCCAAAAACTCTTGTGCTACCATTACACCACAAGCCAATCTGTAAATATTTAGGAGTGAAAGGATTCGAACCTTCTAAGCCATTGGCGTCAGATTTACAGTCTGAAGTAACTCTCCAACGTTACCGCACTCCTGTCAAATATTAAGAAAATTTAAACTAAATTCCGTATTTTGTCAAGCTTTAAATGAATAAATACAAGTGTTATGAACACATTCCATTACACAAATGGTCTGGGATATGTTTATAGTATGTACGGACACGTTGGGTTCTTTGATAACAGAGAACAGTCTTTAACTAAACCTCGCAAAAAGAGATTTAGTAAAAGAAAGTTTTCTTGGGCTATCAAATACCTACTTTCTTGCGTATTATAAATTGTCAAAGATCTAAAAAGAAACCCCGGCTTCTTCGAGGCCGGGGTTCTAAAACAAACAGTCTTCGAACTCAGCCCCGAAGGGTAAGTTGTCTTATCTGTTTATTTTGTATGTAACGAGACATGTATATTATTTAGTCTCGCAAACAACGTTCTTACATGGCTTACACGGGGTTGGTTTCGAAGCACATGCAGTAATCGCTAACGCTGTTAATAGAATAAGAATTAACTTCATATTATTTTTCCTCCTTTTTACAACAAGACTTGTCTTTATTTTGACAGTCACATTGTTTCTTTAAAACGTATAATGCAACACCTAGTGCTGCTACTGCTATTAGAAATGTAATCATAACACTTGTAATTATATGTTGAGTTGCAATTTTTCAATATACTTTATAACTATTAATATTATGCCTAATACAACAGATACATTAAAACAACTCGTAGAAACATTTGCCGTTGAAGCCGAAAAGTTTTATAGCGGTAATAATGCAGCTGGCTCACGTGCTCGTAAAGCTCTTCAAGAAATTGGCAAATATGCCAAAGGTGAACGTAAGGCCATTCAAGAAGAAAAGAACGCTCGTAAAGCTGCTAAGACTGCCGCTCCTGCTGGCGCTTAAGTCTTAACATTTTAAGAGTTTTTTGTAATTTGCGGCGTTTGCGAGCCTTGCGTTGAGCAGGGTTCTCAAACGCTCGTTTTATACGAACAGTTTCTAAAATACCTTCGTTATCAATTTTAACTTTTAATCTTTTAAGGGCGCGATCAATATGCTCGCGACCTGAAAATTCACCTTTTTGTAAATAAACAGCTATATTTTCCATGGATGTCATTATAAATCATATATAATAGATATCCACCATGAACTTTGCAGATTTTATTAAGATCAAATACCTTGGAGCAGGTATAGTTTTTATTACACCTAAAAAAGAAATTCTTTTATTACAAAAAGATAATGGTAACTGGACCTTCCCTGGCGGTCACAGAGAAAAAGGAGAGTACTCCCCCTTAGATACAGCAGAAAGAGAATGTAAAGAAGAGATAGGTTTAATGCCTGATGGAGAAATTGTAGGTAAATTAAAACTAACAAAAGCTAGTGAAAACTTACCTGTTTACTCATTTTTTATGATGGTTAGAGATAGTTTTATGCCCACCCTTTCCCCTGAACATAAGGATTACAAGTGGGTTCATTATAGAAAACTTAAAGAAGATAAACTAACGTCGGTTTTTAAACCGTATTGGAAGATATACAAAAAGTTTATTTCTAAACTTCCATAGGTTCCCAAGGCTGAACTATCCAAGTTGTTTCATCAACTTCTTCAGCATAATAATCAGGTTTAAATTTAGAGCAGGGTTTATAAAAAACTGAAGCAGTTTGTATTCTTTCACAGCCGTTACCAATAAATCTGTTAACTGCATACTTAAATGTTTCACCAGAATCAGCTATATCATCAACTATAAGAATATTTGCATCTCTTAGACCGTCAAAACACTTTATGCCTTGATACTCATGAATGTCACCGCGACTTTGTCCTTTATAGGATTTCAAACCTAAATTAAGATTATTACATTCAAACATTTCTGCTAAAATAACACCAGGTATTGAACCACCTTTACCAATTGAAACAATAATATTTGGTGTGTTATCAACCTTCTTTTTAATTTCACCAACTAGTTGATGAAAATGATCCCAAGAATAAAAAGCTTTTTTTGGTATTTGTTTTTTAATTTTACCTAATTCATCAGGTGACATAGAAGTTGGTCCCATGTTTATATTTTATAAACTTTTGATAAGATCTCCAGGAATAAAACCTGTTATAATATAACTGTGCTTAATTTTTTTGAGAAAAAGATCCTTTTGTTCCTGAGTAGTTAATTGAATAGTGTTGCCGTACTTATCAGTGTGTTTTTCTCCTTGTAAAATACTTTTTAGCTTTTGTATAAATTTTTCAGGTCTACCTTTATATTTTTCCATTTCGAGGTCAAAAATTTGATTCGATATTTCAATATAAGGCATTTCGTTTAATAGCTGTTCTACAAGAGTGTTAAACTGCACTTAATATTTATTAGTTGTGTAGTCGATAACTTTCCAAGCATCAGTAATTCTACAATATGTTCTAGGTCTTTCCATATCAATAGCTACTCCATCTTTAACAACAAAGACGTGCCGGGATATTCTTACATAAAAAGTTCCGATAGGGTATTTTTTTATAAATTTATTAAGGGTGATTTGTCTACGAAATTTTAATTTTCTAAATTCAAAATTAAAAACGGTTTTATTGTTTTTAAAAAACTTTCTAATATTAGTTCCTTTATTAGGTTTTCGACCAAAATTAGCTAACATCATATAACAATCCCAGTACGGCTTACCAGTAGAAATAGCTAAAGCTCTTACAGTACAATCATTGCGTTCATTTTCCGGTGAACCGCCACAATCTTTAAAATACTCAATCATTCATTGAGTATAAAGGAAATGCCCTTGGTGCTCAACAAGAGACTAAAACTTTTTAGCCAACCTTTATATCAATATTTTGAACCTCAGGTTGTTTTACAGGAACGGAAACTCGTAGTAAACCGTCCTTGTATTCTGACGTGATGTTTTTGACATCTACGTTTTCAGCGAGGTGAAATGACATTGTTGTCTTTCTTTTGCTGATTCCTTTACGAGCATATTTTACATGCTCTTTTTCTTCGACCTGTTCTTTATCAACATCGATAATTAAAGATCCATCTCGGACTTTAATACCGATACTGTCTTTTCCGATGCCCGCAAGCGCAACATCGATTTCATAACGATAGATGTCTCCGTCGTTATTGTATAGAGCTCTAACGTCATAAGGGTAGTGTGCCCCCGGGACATCAAACGCTCTAGCAGGAAGATCTAATCCATCGAATAGACCTTCTAGCCAGCTATCATTAAAGAGAGCGGGCAGCTGGCGGGCCACGCTCACCATTGGCGACCAACTAATGTTACCGACAGTATAGTCCGTACCATTAGTTCCGCAGTTTCTATATGTTGTTAGTTTATTACTCATGTGTTTTTCTCCTTTTCTAAGCGAGTTTATGAGTCTCAGCCTCA